ACTTGCTGACCCCTTCGCCATTTCCAAGTCCCAATCAATTTCGCCAGTAGCTTTCTTTTGCATGACGATAGCTTCAGCTTGTGCTTTAGCTACTTTAGTCTGGGCTTGTGCTTTCTTTTCTTCGACCTTGCCGTTTAACCAAGTTCCGGCTAAGTCTGCAATTGGTCCTACCAGTAAGTTTAGCATTTCCACCTCTTCCGTGCTTGACGTAGACGGCTGTTCGGGTCTTTTGCAGCTTTGGGAAACTTCTTCATTTGACCAGCAGAACGAGCACAATATGATTTGCGTCTAGCTGCTCGTTTTCCTGTAGGCTTATCTTCTGTCACGGCAGTCTGTAATTTACTGCCGGGATTCTTACGACGGTAGGCTGCTACGCCTTTTGCAGTCATTCCTGCACCAGACTTGGTAGGGCGATAATTTGCACCTTTACCTGTCGTTGTCTTACGTATAGGATTTTCTTTTTTACGTGGCATAGTGGGTTTACCCCCGGCAGAGTTGACTGCTTATATCACAAAATTAAAAGGTTGTCAAGGGGGCAAGTTGCCCTGCCCCCCGACATTTTAGTTACGAGAAGGTAACAGTCTGTGCAGTTTCTACACCACCTGTTACGTCGGCAACAATCGCCCAGACACGTACAACGGCGTTAATTGCGCCAGTTGCAACAGTCAGGTCAATCGTGTCAGCCGAAGCGTTCAGGTAAGGTACAGTCGTTGCAAAGATTGCAGTTTCCTGCGCTACAGCAGCTACAGTTGAAGCAGCTACGTAACGATCAGCGTCGCCACCGTCGCCAAGAGCAAGAGTACCAGAGTTACCGGCAGAGTCTGCAGTGATAACATTGATACCTGCGCCAAGAACGACACAATCGGCAGGAAGGCTGATAACCTCGAATACGTCAGCAGCAGCGTTGGTAGTTGCGCTAAAGTCAACAACTTCGCTGATTACGCGGACGTTAGGACCGGTTGCAGGGAAGCCAGTAGTACCGGCACCAGTAATAGAATAAGTAGCCATTATCTAGTTCTCCCTTACAGTGAAATCACAGAACGAACGAGGGCTTCTGGGCGAAGGACTTTACGTCCAAACACGTGCAAGCCACGAACGATGTCTGAGAAGGTTTCAGTTGAACGTACAACTTCAGTCTTCGCAATGTGCGAAGCAGTTGCAGTTGAAGACATGTGACCAGCAAGGATTGGGAATTCACCTGCACCCAAGCCAGTTACGTCTACGGTGTCTGTACCAGCAGCGTTCATTGCGGTTGACTTATAGCAAGCAAAACCGGCAATGTTGCCCTGCATGACAAGACCGTTACGCAGAGGTGAAGTACCGTCACCGGTTACCTGTACTTCTGCGAATTTTGCACCAGCACCGAAAAGAGTTTCGTAGAAAGCTGGTGGTGCAACAAACCAACGGTTCTCTTCAGGAACCGACTGATCATCGAGGGCACGTGCCATCTTCAGCATGACGTTGACAAGGTTGTCACCAGTCTGGCTTGAAAGAGGTGTACCAAGAGTACCCAGACCAGAGACAGTTGAAACAGATGCACCAGTTTCTGATGAAATGCCAGCACCGTCGAACATTGCGGTCAGGATGTTTGCGTCGTACTTACGCTTCAGAGAGTATGCACCTGAAGAAGTAGCCAATGCCTCAAAGTTTACATGAGACTGACGCTCTTCGATGTCATCGATCTTGAATGCGAAAGCATTTGCCTGATCGACAACCATAGTAGTTTGATCGTCGGCCAAGTCTTGTGGGTTTACCGTTGAACCGCGTGAGTATGCGGACACGGTGATTGTTGGTTCTTTAATGATGCGAACCGTATCGCCGTAGTTCTCAATTTCGCCAGCGTAATCGGTATTTGTGATGTCTTCAGCAACCGAAGCGCGACGGAAAAACTTGAGAACTTTTTGGCTGAAAATTTCTGGCGTAAAGTTGCCAGAAGGTAGGTTATTATAACCTGCAGCGCGATTAAAAGCCATCTGCTTTTCCTTCCTTCATTTGAGGTTTAAGAGTTGTAGTCTATTCGGCCTTCTGCCCGTGCAGCGTCGAGTTCAGCTTCGTGCTTCTCAAACTCCCACGGTTTCATTTTGCCGATTTGTGAAGCTTTCCAAATCTTACCCTTGCCATCTCGTGTAGATAACTCTTTAGGGGCTTGACGTGTTACAGCGGCTGCTGCATCATCGTTTTTAGATTTAGTCCGCTTGGGTTTTTCGCTGATACCTTTATCAGCTTTGTAGAGATCAATCACCCTTGCCGCTAAACGAGCATTCGTGTTGTTCTTGTAGATGCCATCACTTAACGATTCTGGCTGTTCATCTAACCATGACAAGAAATCTTCATCTGCTTTAATTTCATCGAAGTCGGGATGGAGCCGTAGAAGTTCAGCATACGCCTTTTGCTTCTCCATGCTTTTTTCCCGTTCTTTGATAACACCAATCTCTTCTTGTAGTTGAGAAACTTGAGATTGTGCTTGCATCGCAGATACAGTCTGTACGACCTCGAAAATGTCAGGATACTGTTCCTTAAATGCTTGTAGTTCTTCTACAGTCTTTGGCATTGCAATGCTGTTAGGCATTTCAACATCTCTACTGCGAACTGCTGATTTAAGATCATCAATCTCCTGTTTAAATTCGTTGACCTTTGCGTCATAGTGACGTTTTAAGTCGTCGTACCTTTTCTTGTAGTCGTGTGATTCTTCCGGCTCTTCAGTCTTTGTCTGTACAAAACTGTCTCCGGTTTCGTCTTGCTGAGTAGCCGAAACTTCTTCGGGGTCAGCATCACTTTGGGCTTCTACTTCATCGTCATCATCTTCGTAGACTTCTTCACGGTATTTACCTTTGTAAAGATTGTCGTTGTTGATGGTTCCGAATGAATCGTTTGCTTTATTGGCACGATGGCCTCTTACTTTTTTTGCCATTGTTTTACCTCACTTGCGGGGCCACATGGCTGTGGGTAGCCGCTCCGGTTGTGCTGGGGCCGCATGATTGCGGGTAGCCAGCGAATCTCTAAAACCCTAGTATGTTCCCAATACGTTCCATAAAGCTGGATATTTGTTTGGGTTTTTTATAGGGCGGAACTTTGCGTTCCTTGAGAATTACTTCTGCTATCTTTTGATATTTTGCAACATCCCTGTTTACGCTAGGCATCATCCAAGCACTTTTGCTTCTTAGTTCTTTTTCTTTTTCGGTGTGCTTTTTTGGGATGCTTTCTTTTACTTTTCTTGCTTGCTTTCTATTCGCGTAGTCTTGGAAGTCCATCATTGTCTCTTCTCTAGGAAGAGAGGTGAGAGGAACATCATATTCGCTTTGCATATGTCTTAGTGCGTGATGTCGTAACTCGTGTAACATTGTATTGATGTCATCGTACCTACCGTAGTTATCAGCTTTTCCTGTTAGGTATGTAATCGAAGGTTCGTTTTCTGGTAGAATATTTCTTTTATTAGGGTTCTGTTGGAAGATAAAGCCTTGCCAATCTTTTCGTAGATTTGATTTTTTACCTACCCCCTCTTTAGGAAAATATTGTCCGCCAACTGCTACCTCTGTGCCTTCACGACCTGAAAGAACTATCGCCGTCATATTAACATCGTTTTTTTCGTATAAATCCCATCCTAAACGAGCAAGAGGATCAGTTTGAATAAACTCTTCGATGTCTGCTCTTAATTCTACGTCAGCAAGGGCTTCTTTTTTTGGCTTGCGTTTTGGGACTACAAACCCACCTTCTGCCATATCTTTAGGGGCTAAATACTGATGTACGGCACTCTTAGTTTTGGTCTCGCTGATCGGAATCCACTCACCAGATTTGACTTTTTGTTTGAAAGATTTATCTGTTGATGTTTTTGGATTCCAGAAAAACAGACTGCCTCTTGTAAAGTCATCTTGTGCGCCGTACAAGATTTCTTCTGCATCGTTACGGATGCGCTCGTACTTTTTTCTTCCGTATTCAGTTTGTGTAATGTCTTTAAGAGTGCGTCGGAAAGTAGTAGGCTCGAAAGCGTTGAATTGATATATGCCTGTTCGCGTCTTTTGCGTTGCAACGTCGTAAAGATTTTGTAGCTTAGAAAAGTCCTCATATTCAGAGTTTGTTCTGTTTACAGCTACGTGTGCTACACCTCGCATACCTTCATCGCCTAATATAGAGGCTTCGCCCATCATTAACAAGGCAAGTACATCTTCTTGGGGTAGTTGTCGCACAATCTGATCTGTTGTCTGCCGTGCTAACTGAGGGCTACTAAACTTGCGTCTAAACTTATCGTATGCTTGATTTAGGACTTCCATGCCGCCATAGGGTTCTACAACATCACCCTCTGCGAACTTTTTTCTTTGTATGAAGCCACCCCCAGCGGCTTCTACCTTCTCTTGACGACGGGCAATCTCTTTCTTGCCGCGATTGTTGATTTTATTCAGGCGATCATATCCGATTACTTTTGCAAGCTGGGCTGGAATAATAACTTCACCCTTTGATACATTGATAGCTACTTCTTGGCTTTGACCTGTTTGACCGATGCCTCCGACTTTCTTATATGCTGTGCGAATCATCTTTTCGATGTCGTCACGTCCGGCAAAGTCTGCAGCAGCAGCATTGATCACAAAGCTACCTTCTTGTACGTCACGTGGCTGATCGTCTGCTACGCTCACACCGTCTGGCTGAGATTGCTTTCCACCGACGAACTCTGGACGCTGGGCAAAACCGACATCGCCACCCGGAGCATAGCCTACGCGACCACCATCTGCTTTGAACGGATTGACAAACTGACCAAATCCCATCTGCGTGAGGATATCAGTGCCAATCATAGGTTGAGCAGGTTCTATACCTAATGCTTTACTAATCCCAAGTGCATTATCTATTCTGCCCGTTATTCCTAACTCTTTTGCCGCCATCATAGGACCAAGTGCCATTCCTTCTGCAGCAATCACAGGAGCATTAGCTATTATGTCTCTAAGAGAACTTTTAGCAACCTGTCCAATTACATCTTCGCGTGTGTTAATAGTTGATGGCTTATACTCTGTGGACTTAAATCTGTCCATTTCCTTTTTTACGGCTTCGTTAAATTTATTGCGAGAGCCTATGACTGACATTTGTTCCGAAAGTTGTTTCCTATCACTTTTTGATAGTTGTTTTGCAGAAACGGCAGAAAGTATATTTTGACGTATCGTTTCTATAGTGTTATCGTCGTTTCCACCACCAGAACTATCGTACATTCCTGCATCTTCGTCGGCAAATGCGTCAGGATCGGCACTGTAGGATGATTCCATAGTTGCCACGTCGCCCATATCATCGTCAAAGGCGTCGTCTACGCTACCACCCTCAACGTAGCGATTCTGAGGTCTTCCGTGCGTAATAGTTCCGCCGTATGCGTCACCGCCACCAAAGGCATCACTAATTTGTCCGGTATCGCTTTCAGTAAAGCCGCCGGAACCGCCGTCACCACCAAAAGCCTCATTAAAGGAATCGCTGTCAGAAGTTGATGTGTATTGCCCAGACTCAATCTTTGCCTTTTGTGCTTTTGCTTGCTTTTGTGTATCTGCGTTTTTATAGTCGCTTTCAAGGGCCATCTGTCTTAATATATCAGAAAAAGTTTTTGTTCCGGGTTTTACACCACCTAGCCCAAACAAACCCGTCCGCTGAACCATTGATCTAGCTTGAGCAACCGCTGACGGTTTTAGAGAACTGCCCATTGTATTGTTTATATGGTTTGTTAATTCTGTAGCAGACTTCAAGCTTCCACTTGCTGCACGAGAACCGTCTAGGCCAATAAAGCTGCCGGTATTTGGGTCATATGTGCCGCGTCCAGCAACTACGGAATCAGTGGTTTGACCAAACATAAACTTTGTGCCGTTCTGAACCCACTGGTCGCCTACTTTTGTTTCTGTGAACGTACCGGGAATATACCCAAGTTTAACGGCTTCAATAGCTTTAATCTGTTCTGTGGTATACCCTTGCATGTTGCCCGTGTATTGAAACGAGCCGGGAGCGCGGGTTAGGAGCATGCCGTTGAAATCAAACATAGCCCCGCCTTTTCCGTTTGCTGCCATAATTGATGCAGCATCACGGGCTTGCATAGCACGGGCAGCGGCAGCAGTTATACCCATAAGGCCAGATATCATAGGTGCCGCTGCTATCATTGGGGCCATAGCACCCGGTACACCTACTGCTGATTGGCGACCTTTAATAATAGAATCCGCCATAGGAGTACCAA